CGTCCGATTCCGTCTGTGGGCCTTTTTGTTCCAACTGCTTTTGCAACACGGCGCTAATAGCATTTGATTGAAACTTTTGGGTATCAGTAGCAAATTTGGCGGCTTCTGGTACTCCTAACGAGGCCAATACACTAGCGCCTGCGGCAATTGTTTCTTTACCAAATCCAGTATCAAAACCTTTGTTTAGCGCACTTAAATTTACCTCAATTGACGGCAGCGTTCTAGCTGCAAGCCCAGCAGCTTTAGCAATGTCGCTATATTGATCAACTAACATCTTACCGCGAGCGCCCTGTTCGGCTCTTTCCGAAACCATAGTTACATTTGTACTTGCCGGAGGCGCAAACTGAGTTTCTTTTTTAATTGCCGCCAAATAATCTGCGCGTCGTGGATCGCCCGGAGGCATGGCAGCTAGTTCTGATTGAAGTCTAGCTAAAGGGCTTGGCGCTCCTGCCGCAGGCGACAACCTAGCAATCTCTTTATCCAGCCGGTTAATGGTGGCTGCAACTTGGGGAGTTTGATTTGCAAGCGCCGTTAACCGTTCACGTTGGCTGAGATAGTTTTGCAGTTCGCCTGATACTGCTGGCGCAACCATAGCGTTTGTAGGCGCGGCTGGCGCAACCATAGCGTTAGCCATTGGCGCTGGTGCAGCAGGAGACATAGCGTTGGCTTGAGGCATGGCCTGTTGAGCGCCGCCCATAGCAGCGGCAAATTCTCTAGTGCTGGCTTGTCGCTTTAGAAACTCGTCAACACCCATAGCCTCTCGTTCTTTGTACTGCTGAAAAGCTGATGCTTCTTCAGGAATATCAGCTAAGTCTTGTTCCAGCGTACCAAACTGTTGCCTAATCCGTCCAAGATACGGGTCAACGTGTTGCGCCCGGACAATGGCCTTGGCCTCGTCTGGAGTACGAGCGCGGAGCAGCGCATCACGGGCGGCAAGTGTTCTCTGAGTGACTATGGCCGAATCAGCCACACGCTTTTTATCCGCCTGACCAGCGGCAAACTCCTGTTGGCGCATACCAAACTCTTGCTGGGCCTGCGCTGCTCTCTGCTGGGCCATTGCGTTGGCCTGCATTTTTTCCCCGGCTTGCGTGAAGCCTTCATAGAACCCTGACGGGCCGCCTTGGTTAAGAACTCCAAAATTAAGTGCCATGATATGTCCTTAACCGTAGTTATATGGGTCGGTAAAGTTAACGCCCATTCTTTGGTTGTACTGGCCGGGGCCGTAAAAACCACTGACTAGGCTGTTAAAACCACCAGACCCAAAGGCTTTTCCAATGTCGCCGTAAGCCGACTGCCTAGCGCGTTCGCCAGCTAGCATAGCGTTGCCAGTGTTATAGCCTTGGTTGGTCATTAAATTCCCAGCGTTAGTCGCGTAGTTTTGACCGGCAGTGTCGATTTGAGTGCCTGCTGTTTGGCCTACATCAGCAAGTCCAGCCAAACGGTTGTAGCCGGTGTTTGAACGTGCTACGTCAGCGTTGTAGCCTGTTAAAGCGCGGTTGTAGGCGTTGCCGTATTCTTGCGATCCCATGTCCTGCCCATAGCGCGTAGCTGCTCGTAAAGCGCTGCCAGAGATCAGACCGCCACGGGCTGCTGCTTGTCGGTCAATTGCCCTTTGGCCTTCTGCAAGCCTAAACGCATAGCCTGGGTCAGCTTGGTAGTCACCCGCGCCAAACCTAAACGCCGCTGGTTGTGCAAACGCGCCACTCTGCATTTGCGCTAGTGCGTTGGTGCCTGCTGCCAATCTTGGTTGTTGTCTAGCAACGCCTTCCTCGTACATCCGCCTTTGCAGTGCCAATGCTTCGGAAGATTGAGCGTTGGCTGCATTAGTGGCCTGTTGAATAGCACCCGTTGTGCCTCCGCCTGTGGCCTCCTCAAGACTGCCGCCAAGGGCAGCGCCCAAAGCAGTGCCTGCCGCTGACTCACCGCCAAGAAAATACCCCGCCGCAGCGCCTAATAGTTGACCCCAACCCATAATCGTTCTCCTTGTTACCCAACCTAAGTCGCAGGAGTTTGCGCTGTAAGCAAACCGTTTGTAAAAGTCATGCTGCCGTCTACGCCGAGTGCAGTCAGTTTAGCAGTCACGATGGTGGCGCTAACGCCAGCAGTGGAAGTACCTGTTCCGCCGTTGGCTATGGGCAGGATACCAGACACGTTGGTTGTCAGACTAGCAAAAGTCGTAGACGTTGTTCCCGTACCGCCGTTGGCTATGGGCAACGTCCCACTGACTTGCGTGGTCAGGCTAACCCCACTCAGCGTACCACCAAGGGTCAAGTTGCCTGCTGTGGTGACCGTACCTGTCAGCGTGATGCCGTTGACCGTGCCAGTGCCGCCTACGCTGGTCACTGTGCCAGCACCTAGGTTGGCTCGGGCTGCTGCGGCTGTCGTAGCGCCAGTGCCGCCGTTGGCTATTACCAATGTGCCTGCCAGCACCACCGCACCAGTTGTTGGGCTGCTGGGCGTAAACCCAGTTGTTCCTGCGCTGAAACTTAACAGGCCGCTGGATGCCACGGTTATCGTCCCTGCGCCGTTGGTCACGGTGATGCCAGAGCCAGCCGTCAGTGTCCGCAAGGTATAGCCCGTGCCGTTGCCAATCAGCAGTTGGCCGTTGGTCGGAATTGTGCCCAGACCCGTGCCGCCGTTGATTACTGGCGTGATGCCGAGGCCAGAGCCGGTGATGGTGTAGACGTTGTTCAGCCAACGAAACCATTGGGTTGTGATCTGACCGTCTTGGGTAAACATTACCCGAGGCGCAGGGATTTGGGTGACGTTTGCCATATCAACTTGACGTTGGACTCAACACCAACTCAGCACCCATGATGGCGATCTTTACTGGGTCAGTACCGCTGACCTCGTAGACCCGATCCCTAGACGAACCAAGCCGCCGCCAGAACGTGCGGTAGCCGTACTCACCGATCTTGCCCATGCTTGTCCAATGCTCACTTGACCAAGTGTGACCGCTATCGTCGCTCCAGCGCAACATAACTTGCGGGTCATAGCCTGGGGTGGCTGGAAATGACTCGGTGACAATATCCGCGCCGTCAATGTCTGGGCCAGAGTAGGCAAAAGTCACCAAGTTCTCGCCCGGCAAGCCCAAAGACGGTTCAGTAATGATTTCAAGGCCCGACTCGGTTGCCAGATATTCCCAGTCAAACTCAGCAATCAGTTGGTAGCTTGGCCCTGCTGGTGGGACGTTTGCCAACTCAGTAAGGATGCCGTCAGCAGTTTGCTCTGGTGTAACGCCCAGCCCTACGCCTGTTTCAGCGTCAAGCTGCAAGGTGTGGTGGGCTGTGCGTTTTAGGTTGTTCTGGCTTGACGGCAGCGCCCTCCATGAGCGTAGCCACTTTTGGATGCCGCCGTTGTCAGCGTACACATCCAAGTCAAAGGCATAGATGTTGCCGTTAACGTAGTCACCAACCACAATCTCGCTGTTAAACGCCATTTGGCAGTTTGACCTATGGCGCATAAACAGGCCGTTGTCAAACCCAGCCCGTTCGTGCCATGCCTGCGTAGATACATCGTAGACCCAAGTGGCGTTGCCGGTGGGGAATGTTAAGACGTAAAAAGCGTGGCCTTCTTGCTGGTAAGTGTAGGCAATAGCGTCAGAAATGTCGCCGTATTGGGCAATGGCAAACTCAATAGCGTGGGTGCTAACCCGAGTGCCGGTGTAGCCATTGGCTCGGTAGACAATGCCTTGGCCTCGCGCATCTGCGCCTAGCCAGAAGATGCCGTTGTCCAGCTTGGCAACAGAAAAGGCCGCAGCGCAACCAATCTCATTGAACGCACCTTGAATGCGGGTCATGGGGAAGTCGGCAGCGCCAGAGTCGTACCAGACCTCGACTGAGTTAGTGCCAAACAGCCAAATCTGCCCGTGGTCAATGATCATACTGACCAAACCGTCAGGCGAACCCTCAGCACTGGCAAAGTCAAGCGGGTCAACGGAGGATCCATCTAACAGTTGCGTTACCCAGAATACCTGGCTGTTTGGCTGGATGAAAACAAAGTATCCGTCTAGGTAGCCAACTACCAACGCGCCAGCAAAGTCAACGTCAGTGATCTGGGCAAAGACTGCCGTGCTGCTGTTGTAGATGTAACCCGGCCCATTGGCTGCAATGAACAACTGAGTGCCGTTGTCGCTCATGCTGACGGGGCCAGTGCCTGCTACCGTGCCTCGCAAGGTGGCTACATAGCCCGTGGTAAGGCTGTAGAGTTCCGTGCCACTAACCACATAGGCAACGCCGTTAAACGTCCACAAACCCCGTATTGGCCCCGCCCCAACCGTCACCAGCAAGTCAAGTCCAGGCGCACGGTTCAGAAACCCGCCTGTTTGCCCTCCGTCTGGGGTAATTTCTGGGAACAGGTTGACCATCCTGTTATCCGCAGCGTTAACGCTACGGGCAACATAAGCCGAACCAAGGATGGGGGATTTCATTACGCAGCTACACCTTTGATAACCGCAAAGTTGAAAACCGGGGTTTCAGTGGTAGTGCCGCCAGTTGTGCGGAATGACAGGTTAAAACTTCCTGCCGCCACTGCTGTCACCATTAGGTCGTACAGATCAGTACCTGACTTTTGGTTCAAGATGATCACATCGGTAGCGGCCACGGTGCTGTTGGTCACGGTAAAGGTTGCCGCAGTCGTTGTTCCTGCTGCACTAAATAAGGTGATTGCGCCTGTGGTTTTGTTCAGCGTTACACCTGTGGTGCGGCTGGTTGCTTGGGTAACAGTACCGCCTGCGCCTGTTGCGTAGCCAACGCCTGCCGTGCCAGAGGATGTAATTGCGCCCGTTGCTGCCAAACTCGTTCCGGTGGCTGCGCCAAGCACAGGCGTGGTCAACACCATTGAGGTGCTAGTACAAGCACTGATGTTGCCGCTAGCAACCGTACCCAACGCAGGTGTTACCAAAGTCGGGCTGGTGAACAACAGGGTCTTGCTGATGCTCTTGGTTGTGCCAGCTTGGACAAACGGAACAATGTCGGCAGCGTTGATGACGGTAGCAACGGGCAGACCGGAGATGGCAACGGTAGTCATGATTAAAAGTTCCCAGCGTAGATGTTGTAGCGTTGACGATTGGCAACAATGCCGTAGGGCATTGCCATCACATCATCAGGATTGTTAATGCGCTTGATGTTGCGCTTGGAGGTCATAGCAATTCGCTGCACCTGTGGGCTTGGCTCGACGCCAAACTCAGCGGCAATCTCACAGGCCAAGTTAAACCTAAAACACCGTAGGTAGCCTGGAGGGAAGGACAACGTAGTTGCCAGCACTGCTGGCTGCGTCAATTCTTCCACCGACACAATGTGCCATTCCAGTGGCGCAGTAGGCACAGGGTACACCGTCAACGTAATGTCGGGGTAACCCATGTTGACGTACAGCACTTGCGGGTAGGTGCTGGTTGTGTTTTTGACAGCAATGCCGTTGTACTGCTGCTCGTTGATTATTTTGATGCCATACGAAGTACCGTTTGAGGTATCTTTATAGTAAGTAGCATCGTCAACCAAGACAGGCCGGTTGCCGACAAAGTTACCTGTTGGCCCTAACGTGCGTGTAGCTTGATTTACCGGCCAAGTGAACACTTGGTCTTGCGTTGTAAACACTGACAACCGCTCAGTGTTCCATGAGTCGATCATCTGATTCATTGCCGACAGTGCGTCAGCAGACGTAGCGGCTGAAGGCGTTTCAGCCTCTGCCAACATCCCAATTAGGCGCAACGCCCCGTTTATCTGGTCGCCAGCAGATGTGGTCATACCTATGCTCCTACGTCAACAACCTCAACTCGGGGTGGCCTGCCACGGGGACGTTTCATTTCGTTCACCGTGACAGGCTCTGCATCTACATCAAACCTCACCCAGCCGTTCTTTTCGTCATAAACGGCCTCTGCTTCCATACACGCAACTTTCGTCCCATGCACGGGGTGACGTAGGTAGATGACTGCCATAGGTTTACATCAAAAATGCCGAATAGGCAGCATCGCCAGTTTTCACAAAACGGTAAGTGTGCGCGCCATGACGGCCCACAGTCACGCTACCAAAAATTGTGATGCCTGTACCAGTTGTAACCGGCACAGTAGACGAACTACCGCTGTTGTTGTCGTTGCAAATAGTTAGATCAAAAGACGAACCAACTTTTGCGCTTGTGATAGCTGCGTCAAGCAACGCTGCGGTAGGCAGTGTCACAGTCAACGTAGCATCCGAGGCTTTCTTGCAAACAACCAAACCAACTGCCACTTGATCCGCAGTCAAAGTTGTGTCGCCGGTCAAAGTAGCTGGGATGGTTTGAACCCCCATTACTGCTTCAAGTAGGTTGCCGTCACCAAGTTGTTGACCGCCTGCACCATTAGGGAGAGCCATGATAATTTCCTTTCAAATGAGTTAGATCAACCCCACAGACGGCAAGCCATCTGGGGACGAATAGTGCTGAAACCGTACAGTACGTCAATACGGCAAGGCATACGGTCGTTGTTGATGTCGTAAGCACGAACCACACGCATACTGATGCCGTTGTGGTTTGCGCGAGCAGCCATGTCAACGCCCTGGGGCATAACGAGGTCAGCAGTAGCAAACGTGATGGCGTCCTTGTGGTAGATCATGTTTTGCGGATAGGCAGTAGATGCTGTACCAACAAAGGTCACGGCAGCGTTGTCAGCGGGGAAGCTGTTAACGGTAGCCAAGGCGCTTGTGCTGGTGTAGATCGGTGGGCTGATTGCCATGTTTGCCAAAGCATTGCTAACGCCAGTTTGTGCGGCGGTCACAACAAATTGCTGTAGCGAACCAGTTGACTCACGGGTCTGTGGGTTAACTGCAAACACGTTTGCAATCGTAAACACATCACCAACAGTCACCGTGTCAGTCGCACCCGTAAGGCCGTCAATGCTGATGGTCGATTGGCCTTGGGTGCTGACAGCACCGTTAACCAAAATCGTACCGGCACGGGAGCCAGTGGTGTGAACCTTGATGGACTGGCTCATGTTGATTTCGTCAAAGCCCAACACGCCAGTACCCATCATGCCGTTCTTAAACTGCTTGCTGATGGTGTCGGTAGGATTGAAAAAGCCAGACAAGCCGTTGACCAAGCCAGCGTTAGCAGCAGGGTTGACGGTAGCGTAGCGAGGAGCCATACCAGCAGCCGATTCGTTGAGTTTTTGCTGCGCTTGCAACAGAACCAAAGCGGTAGCTGGGGACACGCCAGGAGTGCCAACGGTGTTGAAAATGGCTTTGTAGGCATTAGCAACGTCAGCGTCAATGCTGGATGCCAACTGCGAGATACGGGGCTTGAGAACCCGTTCTGCAAAGTCATCCAACTGCAAAGTCAACTCAGCGGTGGTGAAGTTCACACCGATGTGTTTCTGACTTGCCACGGTCAGCGTGGTGCTTTGCTCGGCATCGTCCTGCACTTGCAGGGCTGCACCGTCAGTCACCAGAGCGCGATCAGGCAGGCGGATACGCAGGGTAGAGCCGATTTTTGCACCGCTAACAGCAAAGCTGTCATCGTACTGTCGGTTCACGTTGCGGGTAATTACCAGGTTGTTCTCAAGAATCTCAAGAGCCTTCCGAGTAATCATGTCAATGGTAAGAATACTGTTAGCCACAATTTTTCCTTAGAAAATAAATTAAAACTTTCGCGCCTGCAACGCTTTCATCTGTCGCGCTCTGTCGGCCTCAATCCACTGGCTGGTACTCATGGTCTTGATAGACCGTGGATCAGTTGTGTCAAAAG